CGTCGTCCGAGCACATATAGGAAATGTACTTGCAAATAGCAATCTTGTCGGAGAAATTCGTGATTGATGCCATCACACCGTCCAATTCATTTTGTAGCTCAACGAGATGGGCTTCGGAGTCCTTCAACGCCTTGTCGTCGGTGCTGGTTTCTTCCTTCTGGATTGTAGTCCTCAGCATGGCAATCTGGGATGTATTCTCCTGCAATGCGGTAGATGCCTTGTAATACTTTTCCCGTGCATCATTCGATTCAGTGACTGCCGAAGCATTTGCATTAATACAGTTAGTTAAATCACCCTGCTTTTTAGTCAGTTCACTGATTTCGTTCTGAATCTTCTGAATGTCGTTGCCGAATTTGTAAGCGCTAGCAGTCAGGTTGTTGAGTCTGGCGTTAGCAGATGCCAACTGACCGTTGGCCGGGCCCCACACCTCGCTCATGAACTTGTTGTATTCCTGAATGGTGGCATTAAGGGCTTCAATCTGCTTGTCAACAGCATCGTTATAAGCCTGCGTGGACAATTCAGCCAATTCTTTCTTCTTGGCTTCCGCTTCGTTGATAATAGCAACCTGTTCCGCCTTTAGTTTACGCCACTGGTTACGGAAAGCTTCCTTGACATGTTCCACGTCAGCTTCGGTAGACGGCTTGCCGCATGTCGGACAAGGAACACCTGGCTTTACAGCAGTCGCCTGTGCGGTAACTTCCTTCATCTTGGCGTCAAACGTCTGGATTTGTCGGTCGTATGAAACAATGGTAGCATTGAGGGTGTTAATCTTTCCAATCAAGTTGTTCTTGAACAGGGTCAGCTCACTCAACTTATCCTGAGTTTCCTTGATTTTAAACTCTTCCGAGCGCTTATTGGCATTGTCGAACTGGCCAGTCAAAAATCCGACGTTTTGCTTTTCCTTCTCAATATCCCCAAAAAGATTGACACAGGATGACATCTCATTGATTTTAGCCATGACAGTTCTCAATTCAGCCTGAGCGTCGTTGTACACCTTCACACGACGTTCTACTTCGTCTTGAACCTTCTTTGCTCCCTCAGAAGCCACCAGCAATTCAGGGGTCTTGCTTTCAAGTTCAGACACCTGCTTCTTCAAGTCGTCTATCTGGGCATGCTTCTTAGCCTTCAAAGTTGCAATCATGCTGTTCGTATAGGTGATATCCGCCTTGATACGGTCAACCGAGTTCTTAGCAAGGTCAAACTGCATGTTGGAATCGCTAAGAACCTTGTTGTTGGCATTCTTCCACTTCTCGGTTGAAAGCGAGATAGTGTTTTCAATGAGCTTGCGTTTCTTGTCGGCAGGCATTTCAAGCAGAGGGATAGTCTCCTGACTATTCTGTGCTATCGTAGTCTGATACAGAAGGAGTGACGGGCCGAGTACTCGGTTCTCGAAATCCTGCTGCGACATTCCAGCACGTTTCAGCTGTTCCTTACCGTCAACCCAGATTGTAAAGGTAGTCTTGAGGCTCTTCGCCTTCATGCGGCGTTCGATATGGTATTCGTGTTTACCAGTACCAGTATCGACATCGAAATCGAGCGTCACTAGCATGTCGGCGTTCTTGTTTTCCGTATTTTTCAAGTCGCTCTGGTTTCCACCACGGTAGGACTTACCGTAAAGGACATACGTCAGAGCCTCGACAATGGATGATTTTCCATACCCGTTCGGTGCGCTCAGGTAGATGAGGCCAGGATGGAACTCGACGACATTATCAATGTCGCCGTACGACATGAAATTTCTGAAAATAAGCTTTTTGAACGTAATCTCATGCATAGGACGCTAAACCCAAATTAGAAGTTAAATGTGATATCGAAGGTGTAACCCGAGGTGAGGTAATCAGCCTTCGGGAGAACTGCGTAGTAGCCAAGGCAAAGGTCAACCTTGCCGAGCATGTAAACTACGCCAGCATACGGGCCCCAAGAATTGTCCGTATCGACAGTAGAGCCTGCGTAAACAATGAGGTCGGACAATAAAAGATAATCCAGTTCGGCTCCGAACTGGCTAACCTTCGTATCAGTATCAAATAGGTATTCACCACCAATGCTGAACTTACCAATGTCCTTATAACCCTGTACAAACGGGCGAACACTACTTTCAGTCAATTCGACACCGACAGCGGCGACATCATAGATGTCCGTCCTGATAGACATGTTGGAAACCTGGCCGTCATACAAGGCGGCTGCGAGTTCAACGTTACCCTTGATGATGGCACGGACGTTTTCGTAATGGACGGCAGTTTCAGCCTCATGGTCGAATGACACACCAGTACGAAACTGGGCTACCCCTCCAGTAGAGGGATTGAACCAGTCCCAACCCCCAGCACATGCCATGGAGGTGCAGATAAAAGCGAGGATAAGAATGAGTTTTTTCATGTTGATTTCCTTTTTTGTGGTTTGTGTATATATGCACATAATATAGAAAATCAACAACAGGTTGTCAAGCTCATTCCAGCAAATTGATTGATTTGGTCAAAGTCCTTAACTTATTTTCGTTACAGATGATAGGACTCATGAAGACACGGGTGTTTCCAAACATGACATGTTTCCACGGAAAGGATGACTGGGCGATTGGGAACGGCCTCAACGAGATGATAACATACGGGTTGTATGCATTCTCCTTGGCAAGGTCAAGAACCTGTATGTTCGGGGACAACTGGATGTTCACATAGGCCCCCTGTGCCGAAATGACCTTGGCGTAACCAGGGGTTCCATCACTGCGGAGGAGTATTGTCGGCTTGGACTTCGGCTTGGCAAACGATGCGAACAGGGTCGTCGCCTGAGACTGGATTATCCTCAGGTAGTTCTCCATGTTGAAATACCCTATCGGGAGTACACTCTTATCTATCAACCCAGCCAGAATATTCACATACCGCCTGATAAGGGGTTCATACATCTTTCCATTATCGTAATCTAATCTACTTAGAAGAACATTGATTGCTTCAACATCTCTTACCTGAGAGCTGGACAACATGATATGGTTTCCAGCGGCATCGGTTATCGTGTTCATCGTAGCGTAGTTGAGCGCACGGAATGGAGCGAGATACACTTTCTCACCAAGCTTGATACGGGCATTCTCAAAGAAGTTCAATCCGTCAAGGATGGTCTTGAACATATCCTTGGTCAAGTTTCCCCTGTGCTTGATGTCCAGTTTTACGGAATCGTTCATAACGTAGTACGACAGATTGCTGTAACCGTTTATGCGTACCGCTTTCACCTTGGCCCCATTCGCATTGGTGAACTCCATCGGTGAGGTTGTCACATAACTTGCCAACCCTGCTCCGCTTCCTAATCCCAATGCTTTTGCGACATTAAGGTAATCCTTTGATGCATCGGCAGTATAGATATACTGCGTGTTATCGTTTTTTATCTGAACTATCATGTATTCTTCCTGAACGTCAACTCAATCTTTCTAGCAACGCCACGAGGCACCTTGATGTAAAGTACGATTACAACCGTGTTGTCCTCGTTGATAGAAACAAAGCTCTTATCCTCAACGACGACAGCCCTAGGTTCATATTTGTTGATTAGTTTTACACACTGGTTCAGCAACTTGGACTCGCCATTGAGGTCTCCAATAATCTCGAACACGCTCTCTTCCAATGTTGAACCAAACTCGTCATCATACAAGCGTTCACCGAGGTTTGTCAACAGGATGCTGTAAACATTCTGCATTAAGCTGTTTTCATCAGCAGTGATGGTGAACGATGAATAGGACAAATCCTTGTTGTAGATAGGTTCATAATTCAGGTCAGAGAAACGAGACCGAGAATTCGGTTTCACAATCGATGCTTTCCCATCCACATCAAGTTGTTTATCTTGGTCTTCCCTTGATATGATTTCAAACTTGACATCATCCGTCCAGTAACAGGAGTTAGCACCCCAGTTGTCATCACCGACATATACCTTAAGTTTGATATTAGACATGATTACACCTGGGTTCTTGATGGTAAGTGTCCTCCTGTCTGGCGTTCCAGAGAGAATTACGGCAGTAACCCATTCGCCGCCCTCGGTGAGCTGGTACTGTACGATATTGTTCATGAAATTCTGGTTAAACAATACGCTGCTTTCAGGAGCAATCATGATGCCGATATCCTCGTGTACATCATAAATGTCCTTCGTCAGGATTATAGGAATATCACATTCAGTAACCTTGACATACCTTTCAATAGAAGCCGTCCTGCCACACTCGTCAGTCGCAGTGTAGGTAATCGTATGAATTCCAGAGTCGTCCCAGTTAGTGTTATCGATAGATATTTCGATGGAGCTCGCTGGCATAGCTTTACCAGTTCCGTCCTCGGCAAAAACATCCCATGGACTCGGTTCAGTCCAAACTTCACCTTTCTTCCACTTCATATTTTGAGCTTCTGGTGGGTCAAACTTGATGGTCGGAGCAGTGACTACCGTAACAGTGTTCACATAGTTTGACAATGCAGCAGAAACAGGATAATTCCTCCACTGTACACCAAAGGTCCTAGTAGTAGGTGTACCTGGCTGAGCACTCGCTAGCACATTGATTGAAATAGTTGTATTCGAATCCGTACTAGGCCGTGGCTTTACTATCGAGAACGCTGTTGTATTCAGTCGCAGGTCAAGGAATCCATACTCTTCGCTGTCGAACAAGTTTACACCACGGTATGTCAGAACATCTCCCGTTGCAACACAAGTCTGTTCCTTCTTAAAGACTATTGGTTCTTGCCAACTATCTTTATTATGAATTTCACCAACGTTCGTGTCGCCAGCCCATACATCAAGTACACCATCGCTCTGACTTAGTTCATCTTCCGTAAGAACAAGGTCAAAAGTAAAGTAGTACATATCGTGGTCATCTTTCGAAATAGAACTAATCTTTTCTACTGGAATAGTGCCAAACCGTGCGAATATGCCAGCGTCCCCTGCATTAGATGATATATTTCTGGAAAGCAAGTTAGCTTCGGAATCACTGACCTTGAAGGTCAATGTATGCTTAGTTCCGCTACTGACAACTTTATCAAGTTCCAAGTTAAATATAGTATTCCTAATAGTCAAGTTGATAGTAGTACAATTTCCTGCGGCATCATATATATCAAGACCGATACTACGCCGTAGGCTCATGTTAATCTTGATGAACCTGGCATCGTCATTTCCCAATATATATTCTACAGTACCCATACTAAAATTTTCCAGTAACTCGTCACCTATTTTATAAATATCATTCACATCTGAAATATAGATGTCGAACGGAACACCAGCCAAATGAGACTCTTCCTCCATATAATAGACAGGAGATTCTTCATCAATCTGGAGATACAACCTATTGGCATAAGGAAGGGTGTCAACACCGTTATCCTTAACCATGACAGACGTAACTGTGCTATACATGAGTATCGGCCAATCCCCTTCTGACGAAGGGTTAGACGGAATTATACCACGAATGTAAGCAACATCCTCATCACTAAGAGATACATACTCGGGTTCGTCGGCGGATTCATCTTCTACCCAAGGTAGAGAAATGTACGCGAATGATAGTTTTATCCATACGTACTCTCCATCTTCTACAGGCTCGGCGCCAATATAATAGTTGACACCATATTTAAGTTTGATTCTAGGTATATCGCGACCTGCTCCAGTGAAAATAGGTGCAAATACATATCCTTTAAATAAAGACGGGTACTTGGCATCCGACTTCAATATCTTAAACTCGGTAGCACCGTCGTTAGAATCATTACGGACATCGTAGACAGGCATCACACGTTGCAGGTCAAAATCGTCGTTATATTCAAACCGTCTTTCATCAGGATGTCCATCTACACTACCAAGGCGCACCGAAGTTCCTTCTCCTATACCATCTTCCCATCGTATGTGGCCAAGTATGGCTGTGGCGTTTGCACTCAACTGGTTCAGGTTAAATCCCTTCAATATCACAGCATTGTCTGGACCTACGTGCATGTAGCGGTCTACTGGACGGTCATGAATACCTTCAACAACCGCCAAGTCGGTAATGATTACAGGAGTTTCTTTATTAGACTGAACGATTCCGTCGTCATACACCGCACTTAAAGATGTAGAGTTATCTGCCGCTTCATCATGGATTACATCAAATTCCAGAGAAGCTCCACCATAACCATAACATCCATGAACATCTGGCCCAGTAACTGATAGATTATTCGGTTCGTTCTCAGAATCTGTTGCGGCATACGTAGAAATCATCCTTGATTTATTCCTGATAATTCCACATTCCGAAACACCAGTTTCTATTTCAGGTGCACCGTCAGGATAACGGAAATAAACCTTGTGTTCATCATACTCAACACCGATAACCTGGGCACTAACTGTGTCGTAATGTTCGGTGTTCATTACTTCAATCTTGTCGCCAGCAGCAAAGAACGGTTTATCGGCATCCCAACTACGAACATACATGATGTTCGATGGGTCAAACATCTTGCTAGACACTGTTGCACAAAACGCTGGAGCACCCCCGTACGTAGTTTTCTCAATTCCTTCACATACAAGATACATGTACGTGTTATCAAGTTCAATCTTCGGAGGTTTTCTAATAAATGTCGGCGAGCTAATTGCTATATACGGCCAGTGACCCTCGTCATCTTCACGGCTAGCCATAATCATAGGGTCGCTCAAATTTAAATTACCCGACGGAGCATTAAGGAAAATCGTCTTTGTGTGTGACTGGTCCGTAAACATCTTGGTCGTAAATTCAGGGTCAATGTCAAACTTAATGTATCTATTACTAGCTGTTCTACTAGGTGATTCAACAGAGAACTGGGACATACTTCCTACGACATCGCCTGTCCAAGTTCCTGGGTGTATCGCAGCAATCTCACTGTTCGACAGGTTTTCATCCCAGTTGTCTGTAAAATCAAACACGTCGATAGTACCGTTGTTTATCGCACCGCCAGCACGCTTACAGTATACAAACAACCTTGATACCATGTTAGGGTCAGATGTCGCAACTCCGTTATAAAATGGGATAGGAAACTTGATGATAGGTATCATGCTATCCTTAACAAGATGTATTTCAGGGCTACTACCGTTAACGTCGTTTGGACGACATCCATCTGGACTTCCATACTGGTCAGAGCCATACCATGTATCTTGACAAGCATAATAGATAGCACTGTCTCTTGAATGGCTCTTTACTTTGGGAGGAGCAATATCAGAATGTTCCACATTAAATGCAACATCGGATGAAGGCATACGGGGAGTGTACACCAGAGTTCCTGATGTTATGCCAGACGGGTAAGTTTCTCCATCAACAGGCTTTGCAGTTATGCTGTTGTTGCTAGCACTTTCAACAACCATGTGAACCTTGCTTGAACCGTTGTACATGAAAGTAACGGTATCTTTCTCAGCAAAATTATGTTTGCATGTAATGCCGCTTGGGTCAGTATCAGTAAAGGTAAACACGACCGATGAGCCGCTTTCACTGGCAGACACGCTCTCGTTATACTCATACAACTCCCACTTTTCCCAGACGAGGTCAGTCCAATCAGAATGGTCATACCCATCTATATGTTGATAGGTATTCTGGTTTACCTTCATCGGGTTATGATAGGTTTGATACTCAAACGAAGTTGTTGTAGGTACGCTAGTGACAATAAAATCTCCCAAATACCTCTCACCCCTTCCAATCCAGTCACCATCATACAAGCCAAACAATCTGCCCTGTGTACCAGTATACTGTGGGACATGAGATATAGACCTACTGTACAATGTAACAGAATCGCCTACTTTCAGACCGTGTGCGTCCTGTGTATCTACACGAACCGTCTCGACTTGGTACAATTTACTGATGTCGTCATCGCACCCAGGTATTCCACTATCAGGCATGGTATCCAATAGAGTCTGAATATGGCTAACCTCACCTCCAGCAACTTTGTGTTCAAACGCTATGTTAAGGGGGTTCTTGACATAGTCGTTATTAGTGGGATATCCTATGAATGAGAATGCTGATTCAATATCAAGCTTGGTGAACAAACCGTTATCACCTACGAATGGTGCGGTAATCCAAGCCTGCGAATTGGGATAGTTCAACATCTCATTAAACGTGCGGTTAACATCAAACCGCACGATAAGTTCGGTATTGAACTGGCTATTACCATCATCCAGCTTTGGTGGCCTATTCGGAGTAGTCCAGTCGTTGTATGACCCAGTTAGAGGAGTAGTCTGAGTGCCATCATATACCATCAATCCCTGATTTGCTGTAATCGTGGAATTAGGTGCGTTTGCTGTTAGAAAATGGCGAAGACGATATCCTTGAATGGAAGCATTGGCATCATCACCAGTTGCCTGAAAACGGTAATTCTCCTTGTAATGCTGGTCCTTATTTTCAATATTTTGCTCTGTTGTAAGCAACCGTATATATAGATTTATCGCCATAATTCACCATTTTAATCAAAAATAGTTTATAATCGCGGCACTAAATCGTTTCGCTTACAGCATTGTCTTCTTCCTGTTCAAAAAGCTTATTTTTCCGCAAATGCATGATGATATGCTCACCAAGGGCATTGGTCATGTCGGTCAGGTCGTTCTCGATTAACTCTACTGGAAAATCTTCGACAATTTTAGCGGCTTTCTTGAAGAATTTAGGCGAATTATTCGTCCATACGGTATACATGAACCCGTCAGAGCCACACTTTACCGCCACTTCACGAATTGAGGCATTTCCGCCAATTCCGACAAGGTAAATGTCCTGATTGGAATTGTCATAGTCAACAATCGTCTGGTTGGCGGCGTTGTTGTAGTTCTTGTCCCTCTGCAAGGAGTCCATTTCAGCCCCAGTCAGGGCATAGACCTCGACATATCCTCCCTCAGGAAGTTCGAGTTCCCTAACAGGTTCAATCTCGTTCTGGATGAGCAGCGTGTTCAGCATGGCTGCATCAAACTGGTTGCTTTCCAACAAGTTGCCTGCCGTCGCCTGCTGCAACGCTTCATCAATATAGTCCAGCGAGTCGATAACGCCGAGGTGGTAAACATGGGCGTTGTTATAGGAGAGCATCTCCGTTATCAACGAACCGCCACCCGCATCGCTGTCGATAGTATCAAGCGACTTTCCATACAGACGGAAAGCAGTAGAGAAGATGAGAGGAACACCGTTGATTACTGTAAAGTACAACGGTTCCAGACTGTACTCTGGGTTATCCTCACCACCGCCACATGTGATGAAGAAGGGAACTATCTTGTTGTTAGCCTCTCCAGAATCATACAACTCGTCGAGCTGTTCGGCGAAGTTCTCCACCATCGTAGATGTCGTGTTCTCGTCCTCGTGGACATAGAAATCCGACATCATTATGTAGAAATCCGACATCATACTAGATAAGCTTCTTCAATGCGGAGGTGATGCGTTCGACGTATGCAGGGTCTGCATTCTTGTTGGATTCAAGTTCGGCAACGAAGTCCTCGATACCCTTCTTGATGACGGCAGGCACATCGTCGGCGTTGTAGGACTTGACGAAATCATCCTTTACTTCAACCAGCTTTCCGAGCTCGATGACTGCACCAGCCTTCTTGAGTTCGTCCATGGTCGGCACGAACTTGTCGTTAAATTCGTCGATGACGAGACGGATTGGAATGGTGCAACGGATTAGGTTGATGTAACGTCCGATTGCAACTCTGTCGCTAATGGTCAAATCAATAGTCTTGCTCATGTTAATCCCTGTAAAATATAGGTACTTACGTCTTTAAAATACATTTTTCATGCGGCATTACGCAATCATAGGGTATAAACTATTGGTAAAATACCAAAAATATACTTTAATCTGTGAATATGGGTGAACTGTATAGATATAACGGCCTTCCAGTCTTTCAAGTGGACTTGTGCGATTTCCGTACGATAGTCGATGCGGAAGTAAACAATCGGCGACTGTTGTCTAAGAACATCCTGAACGAAGCATTGAAAGAGTTCTACAAATCGGAACGAAAGCCAATCTTCTACGTGATGTTCCAAGGAATCAGATTCAAGTATCCCAGGTAGGAACATATGATTTTTTCATCGAAAAAGAAGAAACAGCCTGAGAATATAGCGTCCATGGTCATGACGCATATCAGGGACTACGGCGAGAACAACCCGAAAGGCGAACTCTTTGACCGTGTCTTCAATGGTCAAGACCTGCACCGCAACATATCGAGGTCAAGGAATGCGATAGGACAGGGTGTCCAGCAGATGATGTACCCGAACGGGTTGTCACCTGACGGATTCTCCACCTACATGCCGACCATCATGATTAACGATGGCCAGATTGACCCGACCAAGGTACAGGACACTATTGCCGAAAACCAGGTGCAACTCTACTGGCGAAACAACGTGGAACGCATGTTGAAGTACAACATCATTGCCACCCGTTCGGAAGTGAACGAATCGCTGACCCAGATTTGCAACGAGGCTATCTACAAGGACGACAAGGGTGACATCTGCAGCTTGCAGGTCAACGAGTATTCCGAAATCGCAGAAGTGACCAAGATGAGCTTGCAGACAATCTTCAAGAGGGACGTTCTCCGCAAGATTTGCAACTTCAAGAACACCGCTTGGCAGTACATGAAAAAGATGCTGACCGAAGGCCGTATCTTCCTTGAAGTCGTGTACGATGAGGAAACCCACGAAATCGTCGGTCTTAACCTCCTTCCTGGCGAAAACATGATTGTCGTCGTGCAGGACAACATGATTATCGGTTACAGGCAGATGCTCACGGGCACATACGCCCATACCAGCAAGAACTACATTGACTACTCCCCGAACCAGATTTTGTTTCTTTCTCTCGACCTTTATGGCCCAGGTGGCGTAAACGACCCGAGGTCAATTCTCGAACCAGCAGTGAAGGCCCATAACCAGTTGAACACCATCGAGGATAGCGTGGTTATGTACCGTGTCCTTTGGGGTTCCGAAAAGATGGTTCTCAAAGTGGACGTTGCTGGCCAGCCGAAACCGCAGGCCGAAGCCACGATGAAGGAACAGGCAAAGCTGTTCAGCCGCCAGATTGACTACAACTCCACAACGGGTGAAATCACCAACTGGGGTAAGGCGATTGGCTTAACCGAACACTTTATCATCCCTGTTCAGGGTGGCTCGTCAGGTTCAGACATCCAAAGGCTACCTGGCGGTGACCAGCTCGGTAACATCGATGACCTTAAATTCTTCAAACGAAATCTAGTTAACGCCTTGATGGTGCCCCCTGGCCGTATCACTGCTTTGGCAGGTGACAGTGTCAACTACGCCAACGGTAAGATTGGTGAAGTCACTCAGGCGGAAGTCGCTTTCGCCCGTCTCGTTGACAGATACCAGACACCGTTTGAACAGGGCCTCGTCAGGCTGTTCATCATGGTGCTGAATACCAAGAGGGAGTTCAGTGACAGCATCAAGGTGGAAGAGAACTTCGACATCAAGTTCAAACGCAGCAACGGCTTCCAGAGCTATATCGATGCCGACGTTTGGACGACCAGACTTGCCGTGTTCTCCCAGATGATGGAATTTGCCGTTAAGGACGAAGCTCCGAACAACCCGCTTTCTCAGGAATACTGCCTCCGTTACGGTCTTGGCATTTCTGATGCAGACCTCACCCAGAACCGCAAGTGGCGTGACCACGAACAGAAGGTTCTCCTTGGTGAGGAAACCGATATGGACAGTGGTGAAGGTGGCGGCCTCGGTGATATGGGTGGCGGCGGTGGTATGGCCCCCGCACCTGAAAGCGGTTCCTTCTAGGAAAGCCAGCAGGATATGGCAGCTGCTCAATAGCCCTCGTACCAAGTACGGGGGCTTTATTCATGCCCCCATTCCTTTATAAACTATAGATGTACGATTTTATTGGACTATAAAATGGACAAGACAAAACTCTTTATGGAATCCATCGGACAACTGGGATTGACAAGGGCTCAATTCGATGCTGTCAGGTCTCTGTGCGAAGCAATCAATGATGACACTGGTTTAGACCCCTCTGTGTATGAACCATTATTGGCCAAATACGGTATTGACAAGATGATTGACCTACTCAAGGAACATCAGTTCGAAGTACATGACATCAGTGTCTCCAAAGACAAAGCGCATGAATATTACACGCTATATAACGTATTCATCCAAGTACAGGAACGTGGCGAAAAGGATTATACAGGAAGAGTCATCGAACTTCGAATCACACTTTTCCCAGACTGCTATAATGACCCATTTGATGGAAGAATCTTCTTTATAGATTGGGATGCGTACTATGTATGCCAAGATGGAACAACATCAGAAAAGTACTGCAAGTACAAGAATGGTGACGACATGTATATGGCCCTAGAAAACTTCTTTACGCAAGATGCGAAACGGGAACCAGCAGAAACGGAACCCTGGACCGAGGAGCAGAAACAAGCAGCACTGAGAGACTGGGGTGACTTACAGCTAAGCAATGACATACGAAATATGTTCAATGATTAACCATTTTAACCAAAAAAAAGCCCCCATTTTGGGGCTTTTTTCATTTCAATGCAGATTTTGGGGCAAAATTTTTTCCATGAAAATACCTCAATAAACTTAAAGTAGAACTCAAACAGTGCCAGAGGGCACAGGATAACATTATGCAACAGTTCAGACCTAAGTCAGCTACGAGCAAGTGGGCTCCGATTTTGGAATCCAATCTTGGCCGTAAGCTCAAGTCCCGTGCTGAAGCTGCTGTGGTTTCCACTCTTCTCGAAACCCAGTGCAAGCTCAACAAGGGTTTCCTCCCCGAATCTGCTAACGTCTCTGCAGACGTGGCTCAGTATCAGCAGTACGCTTTGCCGCTGGTACGTCGTCAGTTCCCTGACTTGCTCGCTATGCAGACCGTGGCAACAATTCCTACAACGACTCCTAACGGAATTTATTTCGCACTTCGTTTTCTCTATGACGACGAAGCTCCGAAGACCGTTGGTTTCCGTCGTGGCTTGAAGAAAGAAATCGGTTACGACCTCGTTGCCGACCACACTGGTGTGAAGGGCACGTTCAACCCGTGGACAACGACCGCTGGTGAAATGCTTTCCAACTATGCCGAAGGTACGTTCGGTGGCCCGTCTTTCGACGGCGTTGCTATGAACTCTGGCAACAAGGCTGGCGATGCTTACCTCACCAACCACTGGATGGACAAGCCGGGCTTCGGTGACCAGTACGATGCCGAAGAAGGCCACTACAACATCAAGAAGGCCAGCATCAAGGTGGTGTCTGGTGCTATCCGCGTGGGTACAAAGGCTATCAAGAGCCACTACACCCTCGAACTCCAGCAGGATATGGCTGCTGCTCACGGCCAGGACGTTGAAGCCCTGTTGCTCGAAGGCTTGCAGTTCGAAATCCAGCAGGAAATCGACCGTGAAATCCTCGCTGCTATGGTGTCTGTCGCTCAGAACCCGATGTTCGGTGGTGAAGCCGCT